GCCGGTAGGTGCGCCGGCACGCGGCGAGCAGGCCGGAGGGCTCCTCGCCGCGCCACGGCCGGGCCACCGGCCCCGCGTCCAGCTGCACGGCGGCGACGTCCAGCCACGCCCCGGCGGGCGCGGTGCCGGTGGGCGTCCACGCGACCCGCACCCCCAGCTGCGTCGCGGCCGCCGGGACGGTCCCGGTGCCGGTGACGCGGACGAACCCGCCCCCCGCGGCGGCCGCGGCCCCCTGGTCGACCGGGTAGGTCTGCCCGCTGAGGCCGGCGGCCAGGTCCTCGTCGGTGCCGGTGCCCGCAGCGAGCTGGAGTCGCACGGTGCCGGTCAGGCCCGGGCCGGCGCGCAGCCAGGCGCTGACGGTGGCCTGCCGCCCGGCCCACGGCCACGACAGCCCGGACTCCACGCCCTGCCCGGCGATGAGCTCGTAGGTGGCGGCGTCGCCCGGGGCGCGGGCCAGGCGCAGCGCGTACCGGGCGGGCGCCGCGTCCACCGCCCGCGTCAGCGGGATGCGCGACCAGCTCCCCCCGGACGCGTAGAAGCCGCGCCACACGCACCACCGGTCCGGGCCCCACGCGCGCGCCGCCCCGCCGCCGGTGCTCATGGCCCCGGTGGTGCCGCGCTGCCAGATCTCCATGCTCCCGTTGACCAGCGGCCCGGGGGCGGTGCCGTCGAGGTCGGCGGCCGGGACCGGCCGCCACGCCGCCCCGTCCCACACCACGACCCGGCCCAGGGTCGCGTCGAACACGGCCCGGCCCGTCCACCGGTCGGCGCCCGTCAGCGCCGCGACCTGCGCCGTGGTGTACGCGGGCAGGGGGAGCCGGGCGTCCACCGCGGAGGCGAGGGCCTGCATGTCCGCGGGCACGTTGTTGATCGCGCTGCCGGCCGGGTAGGGCAGTCCGTGCGCGGTCGACGGCATGCACGCCTCCTAGGCGGGGGGGAGCCGGGACAGGTCGTCGTAGGTCGCGCCCAGGGACGGGAGCGCGTCGTACGTCGTGCCGGTGCCGGTGAGGTAGTCGTAGGTGGCGCCCGCCAGCCGGACGACGGTGAGCACGTACCCGGCGGGCTTCTCCGTGAGCACGGCCGCGGTCGTGGCCGCCACGTCCGGGCACTCGGTCTCCAGCACCTCCACGCGCAGCCCCCAGCGGCCGCCGAACCGGGGCAGCACCCGCACCCAGCGGCTGCCGGTGAGCGTCCACCGGGCGGCGCGCTCGATCGCGGCGACCGTGCAGGTGCGGGTCGTCCACGCCTCGGCGAGCACCTGCCGCTGCTCCGCGGCGGGCACCACGGCCAGGTCGAGGCCCGCGAGCTCCGCCAGCCGGGGCAGCCACGCCGCCGGCGCGGCCAGCGGGTCGGCCAGCGCGCTCGTGCCGCTCGGCGACGTGCCCGGGTCGAGGGCGTCGAGGAGGTCCAGCGCCTCCCCGGTCGCGGCCGTGACGCAGTCCAGCCACGCCGCCAGGTCTCCGCCGGTGTCCGCGGCGCGCAGGTAGTCCGGGAGCAGCTCCCACACCGCCAGCCCCCCGCGCGTCACCGGGGGCACCTCAGATCCCCGTGTCGGGGCCGACGACCACGGTCACCGTGCCCGCCCGGGCCAGCCCCCCCGGCCCCGGCACCGGCACGTCCGCGGAGGGACTGTCGACCGCGAGGACGCTCGCGACCCCGGGCACCCGGGCCGTCGCGGCGACGTCGAGGACCCGCACCATGGCGTCCCACTTCCACGCGGCCGGGTCGCACCAGGCGCGCAGCGCCGCCGCGACCGCGTCCCGCACCACCACCGGGTCCCCCGACGCCTGCACCCGCACCGCCAGGTCCACGGTCGTGACCGGCGCGGGCACCACGTGGACCGTCTTCCCCGCCTCGGACATGCCCTGCAGCTGGGCGGCGAGGGCGGCGCGCTCGGACCCCGTCCACGCCCGGCCCGGCCCCCACACCACCACCGCCACGTGCCCGCCGTCGCCGCCCGCCTCGTGCCCGCTGCCGGGGTCCCACAGGTCCACCGCGCGGGCCCGCGTCCCCGCCGGGTAGGAGGCCAGCGTCCACCGCTCGTACTGGGAGGCGTGGTTGACCGCCGCCCGCCACAGGGCCACCCCGCCCTGGGAGCGGGCCATCCACTCGCCGTCGGTCTCCGCCGCGGTCCCCCCGGCGACCTGCGCGACCACGGTCGCCGCCGCGGCGCCGGGGATGCCGTCCAGCAGGTCCAGGGCGGTGCCGACGGGCACGACGACCGGCCCGGCCTCCACCGCCGCCACCGGCAGCACGACCGTGGACGCGGCGGCCACCGCCACGGGGCCGGTGGTGACCAGCTCGTCCCCCGACGCCGGGACCCGCAGCCGCAGGCCCGCGGGCACGGTGAGCGTGCCCGGCGGGTCCAGCACCACCTCCACCAGCCCCGACGGCGCCGACCCGGGCAGCCGGCCCACGCCCATCCAGGTCAGCAGCCCGGCCAGCACCGCCGGGGACACCCGGCCCGCCGCGTACGCGCACACCGCCGCGGCCACCATGTGCCCCTCTACCAGCGCCACCTCGACCGACCCGTCGCGGGGGCGGAACCCGGCGGCCTCGAGCAGCCCGACCGTCACGTCCATGCCGTGCTGCGGGTCCCAGTCGAGGGGGGCGATCCCCAGCAGCCCCAGGTCCGGGCCGTCCATCACGCGCCCCGCGCCCAGGCCACGTCCACCGCCACCTCGACCCGGCCGGGCCCGGTGTCGCGCACCTCGACCGCGCGCACCTCCAGCTCCGGTTCGCAGTCCTCCACGACCGCGGCCACGGTGGACGCGTCGACGCCCTCCCCGGCCGGGTCGGGCAGCCCGTACCCGGGCGCCAGCGCCCGCTCCCCGGTGCGCGTGGACAGCACGTGCCCGGCCAGCTCGGCGGCGGCCCGCTCCGACAGGTCCGGCACGGTGACCAGGGCCCCGGACGGGTCCCGCCGGAACGGGTGGGAGATCATTCGCGGGCTCCTCCCCGGACGGGTCCGACGACGACGAGCACGTCGAGGTCGGTGGCGACCACCAGCACCCGGTCCCCGGGCGCGTAGATGTCGGCGATCAGGTCGATCGCGGGGATCGGGTGGGTGTGCGGGCCGGGCCCGTCGGGCTCGGTCACCCGGCGGGGGATGCGGTGCATGCCCTCGACCACGGGCAGGTCCCGCCACACGGTCCCCGGGTAGCGGGACGGGACGGCCACGTCGAGGCCGGTCGGCCTCACCGCGACGACCCGGCCGATCATCGGCGGCTGCACGTCTAGTCCTCGTCGGCGCCGGGCACCCGGCCGCACCCGTTGAGGTGGCTGCCCCACCAGCCGGAGTCCAGGGGGGCGGTGTGGACACCGCCGCTCGGGCTGGCCTCCACGACCCGCCCGCCCCCGATGTACATCGCGACGTGGTGGACGTACTTCCGGCCGAAGTGCCCGTGGCAGAACACCAGGTCGCCCGGGCGCAGCCCGGAGCGGGTGATCGGGGTGCAGAACTTCCGCTGCGGCATGGACACCCCGGGGATGGAGATCCCGGCGTGCCGCCAGGCCCACTGGGTGAGCTTCGCGCAGTCCCACGACCGCGGCGGGCGGGCGCTGTAGCTGTACGGGTCGCCGACCTGGGCGAGCGCGTACTCCACGGCGCGGCGGCGCCGGGTGGACACGGACCCGTCGAGGGCGGGCGCGTCCCCGGCGTCCCCGCTGCCGCCGGTGGCGGGTGCCTGCACGGGCGGGCTGGGCCTCGTGGGCCGCACGCACCTCACGTCGACGTCGGAGGTGCCGTCCACGGTCCAGGTGACCGCGTCGACGAGCCACACGCCGGCGAGGTCGGGGCCGGCTGCCCCGGGGGCCATGGCGACGCGGTGCCAGGGGCGCAGCAGCGCGCCGCGCTCCGCGGGCAGGGTGAGGTCGAGGGTCCCGGCGGTGTCGGTGTCGTCGTCGGACACCTCCCCGGCCGCGGTGGCCGCGTCGCGGCCCGGATCCGCGCACCACGTGACCGGCCAGGCGGGCAGCCCCGCCTGCCCCTGCCACGCCCACCAGCGGGACCCGAACAGGAACCGGCCGTCCCACTCCACCCACTGCCAGTCGAGGTCGCCCGCGAGGGAGCCGATGACGTCGAGCTCGGACTGGGTCTCGGTGCCGCCGGCCTGGGACACCGCCTTGCGGGTCGCGGACGGCTGGCAGGTGGCCGTGCCGCCGTGGCCGGCGACCCGCGCGGCCACCCACTGCGACGGGGACACCCCTGCCTGCACCGCCACCCGGTACCTCCTGCGCAGGGCGCGGGCCAGCCGGGACTGGGCCCGGACGGTGACGTCGGCGCCGTCGCCGGCGAGCTCGGTGCGCACCGTGCCGACGACCCACGGCTGCCCGTCGAGGGTGACCGTGGCGCCGCGGCGGGTCAGGTCGTGGGAGGCGAGCACGCCGCGCGGGTCCACGCAGTCCACGGTCAGCTCCGCGACGCTGCCCGTCGCCCAGGACACCTGCACGGAGGTGACGACCCCGTCGAGGTCCGCCGCCAGGGTGCGCCCGGCGACCGCGAGCCGGTGCAGCTGCGGGGACCGGGTGGCCGGGTCGGCGAGGGCGGCGACGGTCACGGCGTGTCGGCGCGGACCCGGCCGAGCCGGTCGGGGCGGCGGCTGCCGGCGGCCTGCGCGGCGCGGACCTGCGGGCAGCGCCGCGCGGGGCTGCCGGCCTCCGCCGCGGGCAGCCCGGCGTGCGCGGGCGGGGGCAGCACCCCGCGGGGGGACCACGTGCCCCACAGCTCCCCGGTCGGGTCCACCTCGGCCACGGTCGCGGTCACGGCCACGGGCGCGCCCCCTCTCCGGGGTCAGGCGGGCAGGAGGGGCACGGGCGGGGCGGGCCGCGCCGGCCGCGGCCCCACCGGGCCCACCGGCGCCGCCGCGTCCGAGGCGGCGGTCAGGGTCATCGCGACCTCGCAGCGGGACATGTCCCCGGACGGGGTCCAGTCGGTGACGGTCCACCCCAGCTCGGTGATCCGGAACCGGCCGACGCGGACGGTCCCGGTCCACAGCTGCGCGGGGGTCCGGGTCCGCGCCAGCCGGCGCAGCCCGGCGACCACCGGCGCGCACGACTCGTCCAGGCCGCCCGTCCCGACGGGCAGGCCGTCGACGCGGACGGCGGGCAGCGCCAGGCCGACCCGGCGCAGCAGCGGTACCCGCCCGGGCCGCTCCTGCTCCTGCCACGTGTCGGCGGCGCCGGTGACGTCGAGCTCGGCGGGCCACGCGGGCAGCCGCACCACCAGCCCGGCCGCGACGAGCCGCGCCCCGGCCGGCTCCGTCTTGCGCCCGGCGAGCCGGACGACCGCGGCCGCCATCAGCGGGTCCCCCGCCTGCGCCGGTCGGCGTCGGCCTCGGCGAGGACGGCGCGGGCGGCGCGGCGGGCCGCGGCGGCCACGTCCAGCTCCCCGGGCCCGGCGGCGTGGACGTGGACGTGCATCTCCACCGGCCCCCCCGGCGCGGTCTGGGCCGCGGGCGCGGTCGCGGCGGCGGCGGGCGGCGCCCACCCGGGGACGGCCAGGTCGCCGGGCCGGCCGGTCGCGGCCGCGACCAGCGCCCGCACCCGCTCCCCGGACCACCCGTCGGCCCGGTTGACCGCGGCCATGACGGGCAGGCCGACCCGGGCGACCGCCGCGGCCCGGGTCACGTACTCCCCCGCGCTCAGCCGCGCCGCCACGCTGTCGGACGTGCCCGTGCCGGGGCCGGTCACCCGGCCCGGGCCCGTCCACGTGCCGCCCGTGGCCAGCGCGGGCACCGGGCCCCCGCCGGCCCACCCGACCGAGGTGCGCCACTGGATGACCCCGGTCCACACGCGGCCCACGAGCGCGGCGAGCTTGCCGCGGATGACGTCCAGCGCCGCCGACGCGGAGTCCGCGACCGCGACCCGGGGCTCGGCGACCTGCCGGTCCACCGCCGCGAGCTTCGCCGCGACCCCCGCGATCCGCTGCTGCGCGGTCTGCGTCTTCGCCGAGACCACCGGTTCCGCCGCGGTCCGGTCCAGCACCCCGAAGTGGTGTTCCAGCCCCTCCACGGTGAGCAGCGCGTCACCGGCGCCGGCGACCCCGACGACCGGGACCTTCGTCTGCAGCGCCTGGTAGTTCCACTTCGCCAGCTCCTCGGTGAGGGGCTTGAGCTGCGCGGCGCGCGCCGCGGACGGCAGCCCGGCCAGGGCCCGCGCCAGCTGCTCGTACCCGGCGCGCAGCACCGCCGTCTTGGCGATCGGGTCCGTGTACGTGTCGGCGGCGGCGTTGACCGCGGCGATCAGGTCGATGATCTTGCCTTGGCCTTCGACCGCGGTCTCGGTGGCGCCGAGGACGGCGCGCGCCCCGCCCTTCTGCTCCTTCACCCACCTGTCCCAGTCCAGCAGCGCGGAGCGCAGGTTGAGCCGGGCGCGGCGGGCGTCGAGGGCCGCGTTGAGCGCGTCCACGGCCTCCTTGACCGCGCGGGTCTGGGAGGCGAGGGTGCGGGCCTGCACCTGCGCGGCGTCCATCGCCGCGCCCACCCCGCCCGTGGAGTCCGCGGCGGCGTCGGAGGCGAGCGTGTACTTCTTCCACGCCTCGCCGAACCCGGGGAGCATGCCCTTGAAGTCGGAGGTCTGCTGGGCGTTGAGCTTCTGCGCGGCGGTGAGCCGGCGGAACGCCGCGTACGCGGCGGGGAACCCCTTCTCCGTGGCCATCTGGACGAGGGCCTGGTCGATGGCGCCGATCTCCTGCAGCGCCTTCTCCCGGCGGGAGGTGAACCCCTCGCCGCCGAAGATCCCGGCGAGGGCGTCTCCCGCCCAGTCGCCGACGTTGGCGAACCGCTCCATCGCCGACGGCGACGCGATGTAGTCGAGGGCCTCGCCGAGCTCGCCGAACCCGTCGGCGGCGGCGTGGCCGAACCGGCCGATCTCCTCCCCGCCGGCCTCGAGCTGGGCGAGGAGCAGGTCGACGCCGGTGGCGGGGCCCTTGTTGGGGCCGAGCTTCGACAGGCCGGCGACGGCCAGGCCGACTCCGGCGAGCGCGACCGCGAAACGGCCGGCCGCGGCGAGGTTGCCGCGGGCGACGATCGGCGCCATGAACCCGCGGATGCCGGCGGTGGCCGCGGCCCACCCGCCCGCGTTGGAGATCGCGAGCATGAACCGGGAGACGGTGGGCGCGGCGAGGAGGAACGCGGCGGTGAGCGCGCCGAGGGCGACGACGACCGCGCGGACCGGGCCGGGCAGGTGGGTCATCCACTGGGCGACGCCCTGCAGCTTCTCCATGACCGCGGCGACCACGGGCAGCAGCAGCGTCCCGATCGCGACCTGGAACCCGAGCAGCGCCTGCTGGTACTCCCGCTGGGCGGCGGTGTACGCCTTGAACTGGGCCTCCATCTCGGGCCCGACGACCACCCCGAGCTCGCTGGCCTTCGCCCGGAACCTGTCGAGGGCGGCGGAGCCCCGGTTGAGCATGGGGATCATCCCCGCGCCGGACCGGCCGAACAGCTGGATGGCGAGCGCGGTCTTCTCCGCGCCGTCGGGCATCTGCCGGAACCGCTCGGAGATGAGCGGCAGGAGCTCCCCGAGGGGGCGCACGTTCCCGTGGGCGTCGCGGAAGTCGAACCCCAGCTTTTCGACCATCTTCGCGGCGCGCTTCTCCGACCCGGACGCCGTCTCCAGGCTCTTCCCCAGGAACTTCATGCTCGTGGCGAATGCGTCGGCCTTCACCCCGGACAGCGCCGCGGCGTTGTTCCACCGCGACGCCTCTTCGACGGTGCCGCCCATGAACCGCTTCGTGGCCATCGCCTGCGAGATCAGCGTCTTGGTGGACTCGACGGCCTTCTTCCCCATCAGGCTGCCGACGAGCGCGGACGCGGCGCCGACCTTCTGCAGGGTGGCGTGGTAGCGGGACAGGGCGGTGCCGGCGCGCTGCCACCCGGACACCGACCCCTGCCCCGCGCGGGTGATCTCCCGGTTGGTGCGGGTCAGCTGGGTGCGGAGCCGTGCCTGCTCCTGCCCGGCGGCGATCCACTGGGCGCGGAGCCGGTCGTACTCGCCGCGGCCCTTCCCCGTGGCCTGCAGCTGCCGGTTGGCGGCGGCGACCTCCTTGCCCAGCCGGGTGAACTCCGCGCGGGCGGCCTTGACCTTGGCGGTGAGGTCGTCCTTCGCGGTGAGCTTGACCTGCAGCTCGTCAGCGGCCACCGCGCACCGCCCTCCGGTCCTCGTCCAGCGCGGCCGCGGCGGCGCGCACGGTGGCGTCGAGCAGCGGCAGGTCGCCGAGGTCCGCGTCGAGGACGTCCCGCGCGGACCCGAGGCGCAGCCGCGCCCACGCCACCGCGAGGCCGACGACGGGGTGCCGGGGCAGCCTCACCGGGTCGTAGGGTCCCCGGCCTCCTCCTCCACGAGGACCCCGTCGGAGTCGCCCAGCCCGGACTCCTCGAGGAGCCGGGACGCGACCCGGTCGAGGACCACGTCCCCGTACGCGGCGCGGACCGCGTCCACCGCGGACGCCACACCCAGCTGCCGCTGCAGCCCGGGGTCCCGCCACGTCCACGCCGCGCCGGTGTCGGGGTCCTCCGCGGGCACCCCGTGGCACTCCACCGCCTCGCAGTGCACGGCGAGGATCTTCGCGGCCATGTCCCGGGCGGCGGCGCCCTTGTCCCGGGAGTGGTCGACGCGCCGGCCCAGCGCCGCGAGCTGCGCGGTCTCCGACGGCACCCGGTAGGTGACGGTCCACGCGGGCGCGCCCGGGTCGGTGACCCTCACCCGGCGGGCCTGCCGCTGCCGGGTGTCGGCGAGGGCGGCGCGGACCGCGTCGGCGAACGTCCGCGGCCCGTCGTCGGCCGGGGCCGGGCCGTCGTCCACGGCCGCGCCGAACACCACGTCGGGGGCGGTCACGCCTTCCCGCCGATCGTCCACACCACGGTCAGCTTCACCGGGTCGGAGCCGTCCGCGTTCGCGTCCGCGCCGCTCTTCTTGTAGGAGGCGACGGCGCAGCGCACGTACGTGTCGGGGGCGCCCACGGGCACCCCGTCCGCGTCGAGGAACGTCAGCGCGATGCTGGTGTCCTCGAAGGCGTTGCCGCGGGCGAGCTCCACCCACAGCGCGGGGTCCCGCTCGGAGTCCCACACCCGGGTGAGGGTGAGGTCGTCGAGCTCCTGCCGGGACGTGAGGACCTGCTGCTGGCCCATCGCATCCGTGCGGATCTTGGTGTTGGTGCGGGAGCCGCCCGGCTCGGACGCGGTGTCCCACTCCCCCGGCATCGAGGACACCCGGGTGCGGACCCGGTCGGAGGTGAACAGCAGACCCATGGCCGGGCCCCTCTCAGATGGTGGCGGTGGCGTCGCCCGCGGCGACGGTGAGGTCGACCCAGTCCGCGGTCTCGACGTTGCGGTAGCCGATCCGCGCGGAGATCCGGTTGTCGACGGGGGAGATGCCGCCGCCGGCCTCGACCCGGTAGCCCGGGTCGACCTGCCTGCCGTCGGGGCCGTACCGCGGCTGCAGGTAGGCGGCGTGCGAGGCCATCAGCGCCGACAGGCGGGACACGAGGTCCGCGTAGGTGGCGGGGGTGCCCGGGGCGCCCACGGTGCGCTCGCACTCCAGGTTCCCGTCGAACACGACCGAGTTCGCGAGGTCCCGGTAGTGGGCGTCGGCGAGCGCGGCGTTGCCGACGAGGGGCTGCAGCGTCTTCCAGGCGTAGAGGCGGGTGAGGCCGCCGATCGTCGCGACCATGGACACGCCGGCGGCCTCGAGCGTCGCGAACTCGGCGTCGGAGATCGCCGTGACCGGGGTGACGTCGTAGATCCGCTCGGCGAACCGCACGGCGATGGGGTTCTGGCCCGCGTCGACGGTGTGGGCCTGGGCGCGCAGCCCGGCGACGAACCCGGTCGGGTCCACCGTCTTCAGCCCGCCGGGGGTGCCGTCGGGCACCCGCACCGACGGCCAGGCCACGACCGTGGTCTCCGACCCGGTGTAGGTGCGGGCGGTGGACGCGGCGGTCGCGGCCTGCACCGCGGTCGACGCGGCGGGGGCGGTGTGGATGGCGAGCCGCCCGTACAGCTGGGCGTGCAGCGCGAGCGCCGCCCCGGACACGGTGTGGTCCACGCCGGGGGTGGCGACCGCGGCCGGCCCCCACCCGGAGCCGACGAGCGCGAGGACGCTGCCCCAGGCGACGTTGGCGTAGTCGTCGGTGCCGCCCGCGAGGCTGGTCGCGGCCACGTCCGACCCGGGCAGCGACCCCGACGTGGTGACCGTGACGTCCGCGTCGTACGCCGCGGACGCGGCCAGCGCCGCCGCGGTGGCACCGGTGTAGGCGCGGGTCACGCCGTTCGCGACGACCGTGAGCGTCTTCGAGCTGCTCGTGTACTGGGCGGTCCAGGCGTTGGCGTTGGCGCCCGGGTAGCGGGCGGTCACCACCAGCGCCCCGGACGCGAGGCTGACCGTCGCGTTGGTCTTCCCGGGGCCGGCGGCGCGCTGGACGACGACCTCGGCGACGCCGCAGCGCAGCGCGAGCTCGACCGTGTCGTACATCGCCGTCCCGCCCGTGCGGGCGCCGAACAGGGCGGTGTACTCGCGCAGCGTGGTGACCAGGCGGGGCGCGTCGACCGGGCCGGTCTGGGTCTGCCCGGCGACGACGAGCCGGGCGGAGACGGGGCCGAGGGAGACGGGGG